GAAGATCGACAACGATGTCGGCACGATCTTCGAGTACGAGGGCACGCCCCCGGTCGTGTTCAACCCGCAGCCGGTCCACCCGGACACGTACGCGTACAAGGACATGATCGCGCAGAACATGCTGCGCTACGAGGGCATCAGCGAGCTCGCTGCTCAGTCGGTGCTGCCGGCCGGGCTCCGTCAGGCGTCGGGCCGCGCCCTCTCGGTCTACGACGACATGGAAGACTCGCGCTTCCGCGTCGCCCACGAGGCCGTGCGCCAGTTCCACGTTGACATCGGTTGGCTCATCATCGACGCCTGCGAAGAGGCTGCGGCCGACGGCATCGAGGTTGAGGTGCTCGGTCCCGGCTCGGGCCAGGCGGAGCGCATCAACTGGTCTCAGGTGGCGCTCGACCGCAAGGAGTACACCCTTCGCTGTGAACCCATTAGCGCGCTCTCGCAGACCAAGGCGGCACTCTTCCAAGAGGTGCTGGAACTCGTGGACCGCAAGGTCATCACGGACCGTCGCGTGGTCGCGAACCTCCTGAACCTCGCGGACATCGATGCCGACCGCGACCTGGAGACGGCGGACATCGACGTGGTCGACAAGGCCGTGTCGCTCATCCTGCGCGGCGAGGACTACCCGGATCCGGACAAGCGCCTGGACCTGGCGGTCGCCTACGACCGTGCGCGCAAGCACTACAACAAGGCCCGCGTCGATGGGGTGGCGGAGGACCGCCTCATCGCGCTCGATGACTACGTCACGAAGATCGAGGCGCTCATCGAGCAGGCCCGACAAGAGCAACAGGCTGCGGCGGCAGCTGCCCAACAGGCACAACAGGAACAGCAGGCTGCCCCGCCGCCAGAAGAAGCGCCCGCACCCGAGGCGCAGACAATGGAGGCGATGAATGTCTGATGATCTGGTTGCCAAGATGAAGGCCGCTGCAAGCAGCGCGATTGCCGAAGCGGATGCCACGGCCGAGACCAGTGCGCCCGAGCCAGAGGCCCCGGCCACGGTCGAAGAGCCGGAGACGGACGATACTCCTGCTGTCGAGGCGGAGGAAGAGTCCGTCGAGGCCGATGGCGAAACAGGGGAGCCTGAGGCCGAAACAGGGGAGCCTGAGACCGACGAGCAGCCCGACTACGCCGAGCAGGTGCTCGCCATTCGCAAGCAGGCCGAGGCCCGCGTGCGCAAGGCGGAGAACTACGCACGGCAGCTCGAAGAGAAGCTGCAGTACGCGGCCAAGTACATCGAGCACTCCAAGAGGGAGGTCGCCGAGGAGATCTTCAAGAAGCTGCGCCGTGCCCCGGCTCGCACCTTCAAGGAGTTCGGCTTCGACTTCCAAGAGCTCATCGACGCGGGCATGCGCGAGGGCTCCAACGATCAGTCCTTCGGTGAGCTTGACGAGGTCCGCAAGGAGATCGCGGAGCTTCGTCGTGAACGCGAAGAGGCGGCGGCTGAGCGGCAGGCGATGCTGCAGGAACGCCAGCTGACGGAGGCTCGTCACGAGTTCCTGTCGCAGGTGAAGAAGACCGAGTTCCCGACTCTCTTCAACATGTTCTCGGACGACACGGAGGCCCTGTGGGAAGAGGCCATCCGCGTGGCCGAGCGTCATGAGGAGAAGTACGGCGAGGCGCCGGAAGACATCGAGGTCATCCGCGCGCTGGAGAAGAAGTACGCGGAGCGAGTGAAGCGGTTCGGCGGGACCGTTGCGTCGAAGGCCGAGGCGCCTGCTGCCAAGAAACCGGCAGCGAAGACCCTCTCAACCAAGGCTGCCAGCGAGACGCGGACTGCTGGCAAGCCCTTTGGGCAGCTCTCGCGCGAAGAGCAAAAGGCTGCCCTTCTGGCCGCAGTCAACGCAACACAGCCCACCAACCGGAGTAACTGATCATGCCCTACACCAATCCCACCTACGCAGCCGTTCAGGCGATCCTCAAGACGAAGTACCCGGACGGCGCCATCCCCCAGGCGCTGTACAAGGACTTCCCGTTCGTCTCGCTCGTCAAGAAGACGACGAACTTTGACGGTGACTTCCGTGTCGTCGCCCTTCAGAACGAGCGCCCGCAGGGCTCGTCCTCGGTCTTCGCGACCGCGCTCGACGTGGCCACGAACGGCCTCGCTGGCGGAGGCGGCTCGTACAACCGCTTCCAGGTCTACCGCACCCGCCACTACGGCATCCTCCGCATGGACGGCGAGACCATGAAGGCGGCCGTCCGCACCAGCGGCGCGCTCGTCGACCTCTGGAACAACGAGACCGACGGCATCTCGACGAACGAGCTCGCGGACCTGGAGTTCCAGCTCTTCGGCGACGGCTCGGGCGTCCGTGGCGTCGTGTCGGCGTACGCGATTGCCCCTTCGAGCACCATCACACTCGCGACCCCTGCGGACGCGGTGTACTTCAACCTCAACATGCGCGTCGAGATCCGCGACACGCTCGGGAACATCAAGAACCCGAACAACGCGGGCACCGACAACTCGCTCTACGTTTCGTCGATCAACCGTACGGCTGGCACGATCAGCCTCCAGACCCGTACGACCTCGGGCTTCGCCGCGGCCACGTTCGCCGCGAACCCGGCGGCGACCGACGTCATCGCGCGCGCGGGTGACTGGCAGGCGGCTGCGAACATCGGCACGGCGACCAACGGCTCGGCCAACGGCGTCGTGACCGGCGTGCAGGCGTGGGTTCCGTCGACCGTGACGGCGACCCCGTTCTGGGGCCTGAACCGCACGGCGGACCCGGTCCGTCTCGCGGGCCAGCGCATCAACGCGGCCGGTCTCCCGATGAACGAGGCCCTCATGGAGGGCGAGGCCAAGGTGGCCGTGCAGGGCGTCGGCATGCCCGACACCATCTTCATCAACCCGCTCGACCTTCAGAACCTCAAGAAGGCTCTCGGGTCGGACATCGTCTACGACCGCGTGCAGTCGAACGTCGCTGGCATCTCGTTCAAGGCCATCGAGTACGACGGCATGAACGGCCCGATGAAGATCGTCTCGGCTCCGTTCTGCCCGCGCAACAAGGCGTTCATGCTCCAGATGCCGAGCTGGGAGCTCTCGACCCTCGGGGCGGCTCCTCAGATGCTCGACTGGGACAACAACGACTTCCTCCGCGTGTCGGGTGCGGACCAGTACGAGGTGCGCTTCGGCCACTACGGCCAGTTCATCTGCAACAACCCCGGCGCCAACATCATCATCGACGGCTTCGGTCTCTGATCGGAACCTGAGAAAGGAGCCGAATCATGGCACTGAATCGTGGACTCTACAAAGCCCTCGGGACGAACATCCCGTCCGAGGGGCGCGTTGCGCAGCGTTGGCTGCTCGACAGCGCGGGTGCGGTGACGACGACGGCCGACGAGTTCGGGCGCCCCGTCAACGCAACGGTCGGTCGCGGGCTCAAGGGCCTGACGACCGCAGGCGTGCAGGCGAACCCCGTTTTCGGACAGGGGCCCGCTGGCGCGGCGGCCGGCTACTTCGGCGTGTGCCTCGATGCGGATGGTAGCTTCACGAACCTCGTGAGCGCCAACGTCTCCATCGAGCACTACAACACGACGCACCTCTGGAGCGGCATGCCGGAGGTCAGCACCGACCGTGCGGTGTGGTTCTCGACGTGGGAGATCGATGGATCGCCCGCGCGCACGAACCCGCCGGCAAGCGCGGCGCTGGCTGCGAACACGCTCACCCCGGGAACCTACCCGACGGTGGCGGCCAACCAGGTGCTTGCAACGATCCCGAACGTCCCGGTGACCCTGACCGCTGGCAGCGTCGTCAAGACGGGGCTCAGCATGACGTGGACCATCGGCGCCGTCGGCGCTCCGGTGACCGCGGCTGCGCTGACGCCTGGTCGCGCGTACACCATCGCCACCATCGGCAACACGGACTTCACGACGATCGGCGCGAGCGCCAACCAGGTCGGCGTGACGTTCGTGGCGACCGCCACGGTGGTCGGCGGTACGGGCACCGTGACGAACCAGTCGGTGACGTCCGGCGTGTTCGATCAGGACGCTGCGACCATCCGCGCGCTGTGCTCGGGATCCGTGCCAGGTGCCGCGACGACCTACACGATCTCCGTGCCGGCGAACGTCGGTAACGTGGTCGGGTACAAGTCGGACGGCACTCCGCTGGCCGTCACCTCGCCCAGCTCGTCCAACATCGGGACGCTCGCGGTTACCGCTCCCGATCCGACGTACGTGACGGTCGAGCTCTTCTTCACCACCAGCGCGGTGTCTGCGTGATGAAGGGCAAAGGCGGCATGGCCCTCATGATCGCCATCGGCAAGAAGAAGCCGGGGATGGGGATGGAGCGCGGCTCCTCCCCGTCCCTGGGTTCCGAATCCGAGGACGACGAAGAGATGGGCATGGACGGCGAGCTCGGCTCGGTACTCAAGGCCTACGAGGAAGCGAAGGCCAAGGGCAAGTGGGAGCAGGCTGCGGCGCTCTTCAAGGAGGCCGTGAAGTCCTGCGGGTACGAGGAAGAAGAGGACTGACATGGCATATTCGCGGACGCTTGCTGAACTCGAACTGGCTGTGCGGCGTGAAGCCGACATGGTGAACTCGCAGTTCGTGACGTCCGCGGAGGCGCGGTCGTACATCAACCAGTCGTGGGCTGAGCTGTACGATCGCATGGTCATGTTCGACCAGGAGTACCTCCTGCGCTACGTGGACATCAGCTCGACGGTGTCCAGTAGCGCGGGAGACTTCGACATCCTCAACGATGGCCGAACCGGCCTCGTGCGCAACATCGTCTCGTTTGGAGCGGGCGCAGCCTATGTGAACGGCACAGCGACGCTCGCGCAGGGCGCCAATGTGACCGCGACCGTGACGCTGACGACGTTGGCAGGCGCCATCACTGGCATCACGTTGACCAATGCGGGCACTGGCTACACGTCGACCAACCTGACGTCGGACAACGCGACGCTCACCGTGACGCAGGGCGTGAACGTCTCCGCTACCGCCGTGGTACAGCTGGACTCCGACTTCTATAAGTGCAAGGGCGTCTGGGTCTCGGACACCGCGGCTGGCGCGACGTCGCTGTGGCATCCGCTGCGACGCTTCCAATGGGAAGAGCAGAACGCGCTACGTCAGGTGAACACGTATACTGGCCTCGCCGCTCTCCCGCTCTACCGCGTGTATACCGTGTTTGGACGCGAGAAGGTCGCAATTGCTCCAATGATGTCGGGCACTTTCCGCATCTGGTACTACCCGGCTCCGTACAAGATGCTCACCGACACGGATCGCGTGGACGGCCGTGCTGGCTGGGACGAGTGGGTCATCAAGGACTCCGCGATCAAGTGCCTCGTGAAAGAGGAGAGCATCGAGCAGGCGGCCAGCATGAAGGTCGTCCGTGACGAGATCTTCAAGCGATTCGAGATCCATGCGGCAGAACGCGACGCCACGCAGCCCGAGCGCGTGCGCGACGTTCGCCTCCTGAGCCGCCGCGCATTCCCCTGGAGGTGATCCATGGCTCAGACGAAGCCGCAGCAGTACACGCCGGCTCCAACCGGTGACCAGACCGTCGACAAGCTGCAGGACGTTGTCCGGCAGACGACGGAGTCGGTGCGCAACGGGCCGCCAAACCAGACGACGGTCAAGTCGCTCATCAAGAACAAGCCCGACCAGGGCGTGGTCTTTCGGCCGGGCCAGACGGTCGACGTGCCGCACAACCTCGGGCGCATCCCGAACGGATTCAACATCGCGAAGGTGCTGACGAACACGCCGCTCGCGAGCAGCGCGCCAGCAGCGGTGCCGAACCTACAGCTCGTGCCGGTGGCTGGTCCTCTTGGGCAGAAGATCATGCGACTGCGCTACATCGCTCCCAAAGACGCAGACGGGAATGATATTCTCGATCCCGTTCGGCTTCAGCTGGAGATTCGGTGATGGAAGAACGTGTCGTCAACGTACCCCTGGTCGGAGGCATCAACGAAGAGGACGACGTCTTCTCGGTGCAAGGCACTGAGATGCTGCAGCTCGTCAACGTGCAGGCGATCAAGAAGGGCGCGTTCGACACGCGGCAGGGCTTCAACCTCGTCACCAAGAGCCCAACGGTCATCGAGCCCGCGACGGCGTTCCGCGACAGCAGTGGCGCGACGCAGCCCGTCAGCAACAAGATCGAGGCCCTCGGAACGTACGCGGCCCCGACGGGCACGAGGCCCGTGCTGGCCGCTGGAGGCAAGTTCTACGAGTACGTCGGCTCCGACGCCACGCACGGCTTCCGCGAGGTCAACGATCTGCCGGAGTACGTAGGCACGCTGACCTCGGTGTCCTCGACTGGCGGCAGCATCATCGAGATCGAGAGCCTGCTCTTCGACAACGAGACGAAGCGCATCACTGTCTGGGTGACTGGCAAGCGTACCGGCCAGGAGCTCTCGTCTGACCGCATGATGCTCGACCAGGTGCCGGGAGACGGCAACTCGGTCTACTACTCGGTCCAGTGGGCGGACACCGAGGCCTACATCGTCCCGCCGACGCGCCTCAACAACTCCAGCGGCGTGCCGGTGACCTGCGCAACGAACCTGCGCCTCATTACCGTACGCGACCTGACAGCGGTCACCACGCCCATGGCGTTCTGGTTCGACTACGTCAACGACCGCATCGAGTCGGTTCTGTTCGACAAAAGCACGGGCGCACCGCTGCAGACCCGCATCGTGCCGACCACCTTCGTGACGTCCATCGTCAACACACACCGATGCTTTGACGTCGTGGGCATGCAAGGCGCTGTTGCGCACACGATCGCGTGGGTCGTGTGCGAGGATGACACGGCAAGCAACGTGACGGCCGCCCGCGTCGAGGCGAACCTCGGCACGGTAGACCCTGGCACCGGCCTTATCACGCCGATCGTTGCTCCCATCGCAGACATCCTCCCGCGCACAGGCTTCGGCTCGTTCTACTTCGTTCCGTGGGCAAACCGAGGCGTCGTCCTTGAGCAGGAGCCCGCGATGACGGCTGCGCCTGTGCCGTCTACGGACTGGACGGGTACGTTCTCCATTGGCATTCGCGTCATCGCGCGCCTGTACGGTGGAGAGGGAATAGCGACGCCAAAGCTCGATGGGCAGTTGGCGCTCGGACGGCTCGTGGCGTCGTCCACGGCAGGCGTAGCTGCGCTCACGGTGCAGGGATACAAGTACATCCCGTACATCGGTTTCCAGACAAACGATGATCTCACACAGGTACTCGCGACTCCTGCTGCGCCCTTCTATTATAGCGGCGCGCCTCGCACGACGCGGCCGCTGAAGACGGCGGTCAACGCGCTCACGACGACGCTTCCACAGAATGGCCCGTACAACGGTGGCGGCAGCACTCCAAACGCAAATAGCGAGTGGACCGTCAAACTCACGCTTGATGACGCGTATAATACAAAACAAACGTACATGTGTACGGGTGGCGTGGCTAGGGACGACACATTCACGCTGACACCATCGGCGTCACGGCCGTTTATGGGGCTGACGGCTGGCCTTGATGGAAGCAATCTGCAGTTCCAGTCTATTCGTGAGGCTTATCCGCAGACAGTTCACTCATACCCTGGCGGAGGCGACATCGCGTTCATGCCAACGGGGATTCCGAGCTTCAACCGACAGATCAATCTCATCACGATTCCAGTACCTGGTCCGGCAAATACCGGGTTCACGAACGGCGTATGGACCTCGGTCGGTGTTCTTGATGGGATCGCTGGGAATGTAATCGCGATCGCGACAGTCTATGTCGCTGGAGGCGCGATCAAAAGCGTCGCGATTCAGGATCCAGAGGCAGGCCCTGGACCAGGATATGCGTTTGCGGGGCCGGGTACGGCACTTAGCGGAATCCAGTTCGACCCGGCCGTGGTTGGCGCTGGGACACTGACGGGTGCAGAGGCATGGAACGTCACGCATAGCCTGTTTCAGGAGCCGCTTGGGGCCGACCAGCCAAACCGCAATAGCGACCTATCGGTCAGCAACTTCTACTTCGCCTGGACCAATCAGCAGGAGCACTGCGTGCATCGATGGTCCGTGGCGCACTCGGCTGGGCTCGACCTCGTGGTGCTGTCGAGCACGAGCGCGACGCCGGTCACGAACCCGCAGGCCGACGCGCCGTTCGGTGCAGCCAGCCCGATGCGGTACAACAACTTCTGCGAGTTCTACCGATACAGCTCGGCGCTTGTCGTGGAGTATAGCCCACTCATCCCGGTCTTCGGTGGTTCGGTTGCCAACAGCGCGCTTTCCTGCGCAATGGGTGGTC